CTCACATAACCGCGTCTATCGGCTCACATGGCAGTCACTCTGCGGTCACTTGGCAGGCGGTTCGCGGCCATTTCGCACCCGAACTGCACCCGAATTGATACCCGCTTATTGCGTGTGGAAGCTGGTTCCAATTAGTTGTTGACAGATTATGATGGGTTAGGCTACCTTTGTATTCGCAATCATCACTTGGGCATCGCCCAGCACCGAAAGGACACGTCGCATGGATAATCTATTCGCCTCATCCGCAGCATTCGAGACAGACATCCTCACCGAGAAGTACGTGCCCAGCATGGGGTTCAAGCGGCATCTGGTGTTGATTGATGAGGCCGACCAACTCACCGCCGCCGCGCAACTCTACATGCTCTCAATCCTCGACAGCACACACAGCGCCGCCGCCCGATACACTCTTCATCCTCACGGCCAATAGCACCGAGAAATTACAAGACCGATTACTCTCACGGTGCATTCCCGTTCAATTTTCGTCGCACGGCCAGTCCACGCAAACGACGGCGCTGCTAGAGCGCGTGTGGAATGCAGAAGCACCTAGCGATGCGCCCCGGCCTAATTTTGGAAGGATAGTAAAAGAAGCGTGCAATAACGTTAGAAAGTCACTGATGCAGTTACAAACTGAATTGCTCTTAGCTGAATAAAAAGAAGGAATCGCAGACATGCAATCACTCCCGAGAAAACGGAAGCCGAGAACTGCCGCCCAACAGGAGCGCCACAAAGCGAACCTCAGAGACCGCACGGAGCGCGGCATCTGCCGCCAGTGTCGCAATCCACGTCATCTCCACTACACACTCTGCATAGATTGCCGAGATAAGGTCCAGGGCTATAAAAATCCTAATCCGCGTGACCTTGTTAGAGCGCGTGCTTGGCAGAGACAACATACGCAAAAAAAGGGAATTATCCCTTTTACTCCCTGATTATTTTGTTTTCAACGGCTTCCGCCTTTGGCTTCTTCTTACGCTCTCGCGGTGCTTTTGTCTTCACTTCGGGCCTGTAACGCAGCACTAAATCGACCATCTTCTCGAACGTTTTAGGTGTCTTCATTGAATCAGCCTCTCGTATGTCAAACGCTTTCCGTCCATCGCCTTGATAAACAGGTCGAGACGGTCAAGGGTGTGCGTATCGACGTTGCCTTCATTGAGCCGGAAAGTGAACTCGTCAACGTAGCGGTGAAGGTGCTTGGAACTGACCTGGTGGTAAACGCCGTGAACGCCCCGCTTCATTACCGCCCAGACGCTCTCGATAGAGTTGGTGCCAGCCGCGCCGCGCACATACTCGCCCGCGCTGTGGTTGACGGCCTCATGGTCGAAGAAGATGGGAGGGATACCCGCGTAGGCCGTCGCCTCATCGGTGAACAGGCAAGAACCGACTTCGACATTATCCAATATCGCCGTCTGAATAGTCTCTTTACCCGTGTTTTTGACGGTCATAGCGATGGTGCGACCGCCGCGCTCACGCAGTCCAAGGACAGCCGTTTTACCGACCGACCCGCGACCGGCGCGGAGCTTCTTCACCTCATGCTTGTTCTTTTCCCGTCGATTTCAACCATGCCTTGCAACTTCTCCAACTCCCCGCCGCAAGCCTCGCGCAGCCGATGAAGCATAAACCACGAAGACTTTTGAGTGACGCCGATCTCCTTCGCCAGTTGCATCGAAGAGATGCCTTTGCGGGCGGTAAGCAGCAGGTACATCGCATACAGCCATTTGTGGAGCGGGATATGCGACCGCTCGAAAATCGTGCCTGTACGAATGGTGAAATCGAGCTGGCATTTGTTGCAGCGGTAGAACTCACCCTTGCGTGTGGTGATGCGATCTTGACCGCCGCAGGTAGGACATGTGATGCCTTTAGGCCAGAGACGAGCTTCCAAGTACCGCCGTGCGGCCTCCGCGTCCGGGATGAGTTGAAACAGTTGGAAAGTGCTGATTGTGGACTTGCTCATAGCTGCAATCCTTCGCCGGGTTACGTACCGGCCCCACCTACCACAGCGGACGCACCGCTTACCGTTGGAACGGCGCAGCGGAGCTTAGAGGCCGAGAAGGGCGGCCAGACGGCGGCGCGACTTGGCGTACATGCGAGTTTTTTCGCTGGCAAAAGCGGTGCCGAGAGCGCGGATGTTGATGGGCTTGGAAAGGTCATCGAACAACCGATTGAGCTGCTTTACGTGGATACCGTGGCAGAAGACATCCAAGTGGTTCCCGTGCAATGTAATAGCGTCTTCCGCGCCCACATAGCTGTAAATGTCGGCGCGGCCATCACGGAAGGTCTCACGGCTGACAAGGCGAAGGCCCGTACCAATCAAGCTGCTGTGAATCGTGGGCGTGACGCCTTTAGGGCAGGTCTGATTCGTGTATGTGTATACCATTTTACTTCTCCAATGACGCTGGTTGCGTCTAAAAATAAGGTACTTGACTCCCGCACTAATGTCAAGCCTTTTCTTCAACTATTTTTCAGCTACGGGAGTAAAAGGGATAATTCCCCAAAAAAAGCGCGCTTTACGGCAATGCCTGCGCATGTTGCGGCGAGGATAATCCGTTTTTTCTCACCATCGACCACAAACACAGCAATGGAAGCGCCGATCCGCGAGTACGGGGGAAAAGTGGATACCGCATCGCTGGACTCGGCTGGTATCTGAAAATAATCCGGCTCAACTTCCCCGACGATTTTCAAGTGCTGTGCTGGAACTGCAATCAAGAAATTCGCTTAACTAACCGCATGGGCATCGCCCAGCACCGAAAGGAATTTACCATGACGAATCTACCCTCCACCCTCCCCGCCGCTCACGACATCATCCGCCAGCTCGAGGCCAAAAACGAACAGCTCGAAATGATCGCCCGTATCGACCCCATCACCAACATCTGCAACCGCCGCGCCTTTGAAGAAAGGCTGTCGGCGGCGTTCCTCTCGGCGCGGCGCAGCTCGTCGCCGCTGGCCGTCGTCGTCATCGACCTGGACAACTTCAAGCGGCGAAACGATACCCTTGGCCACATTGCCGGCGATCATTGTCTGGGCGCGTTCGCTGCCCGTCTCGGTTCTCTCACTCGTGCCGGCGACACCGTGGCGCGGATCGGCGGCGAAGAGTTCGCCATCCTCCTGCCCGATGCCAGCGAAGATGAGGCCGCCCAGCTCTGCCGCCGCATCGCGGAGAGTGTCCGCTATGGCTGCTGCGCTGGCGAACCTTTGACGTTCTCCGCTGGCGTGGCCATGCTGGACTCCACCATGCTCCACCCATCCACCATCGTCGATAACGCCGATCGCGCCATGTACCGGGCAAAGGAGTCCGGCAAGAACCGCGTGTGCGTCCACCAGTCAGCCGTCCGCCGCGCCGTCGATGGTGGTCTCTTCCAGCGCCTCACCCGTCACATCCAGTCCCTCTAACCGCAGGGCGACGCGTCAGCCGCCCACAAAGGATCTCCAATGGCAAACGAAATTGAAGAATTGAAACCTATCGGACGCAATCCGCGAAGCAAAGATGCATCTGGACATGGTGCTTGCGCCTTATGCCCTCGCCATCGGTCGACCAGTCGACTACCTCGATTATGGCCATGTACAGAGTGCGAGGCTCTTTCTGCAAAAACTATTGGAGGCGAACCGTGGCTAAGTTCAAGGTCAAAGTAAAACTAATCGCCGCCGTCGACTACGAAGTCGAAGTGGAAACCGCAGACGAAGCAAGGGCCGAAAATGTCGCTTCCGGGGCATGGCGCGAGATGCTGCCTGAAGATTTTCAGGTAGAGAAGGGCTATATCACCAAGGTGGAGACTGAAGCCGAGCAGCTCACCGCGGACTGTCCGGGCTGCGGCATCGAGCACATCATTCAGCACGACGACTTGCCAATCTGCTATTGCAACCAATTCGGTCACAATCCGTACGCTGCAATGAGAAACCCTCCAACACGCAACTACACAAGCCGCCCTCATCTCATCGTCAACGGCGTTTGCACACCTGAGCCGTGGTGGTGGGATGACAACGAATATTGCGCTGTCTGCGGTGCGAAGATGGAAGCGGAGGATAAAGCCAATGGCTGACATCGATGCTTCTCTCGAATCGTTGAAGCAACCCGAATACCTCGGCGATGGCCTCTATGTGTCGTGGGACGGCTGGCAGATACGCCTCTACGCTCACAACGGCGTCGAAGCTACAAACGAAGTCTTTCTCGAACCTGAGGTCCTGGTCGCGTTCCTTCGATACACCCAAAACCTGAAACGAAAGGTCGACGATGCCATCCCCTGATTTCACACTCGCCCAGGCTGACGATCTGGCGAAATACTTTCTCGGCAAAGACTGGTTCGGCGTCCAGCTCCGGGGCCAGGTCATGCTCTCCAGTAACGGGCACGGCGTCGGCATCGGCAATAGCTGGCGCGAGGCATTTCGCAGCGTCCACGTCAATCTCCCGCTGCGTCCGCAGTACGTGGCCAAGAGTTGCAGCGTGATGATGGGCGAAAAGGCCGTCTGCACGGCTGTCAGCGAAACGATGGCCAAGCGGATCGCCGCCGCGCTCAACAATCACATCCCAGATAGGAGGGGTATTTAAATGAATAACTCGCCGCACATCACTCCCGAAGAGTGGGAACGGATTCGCAAATATATTGCGGATGGTCCCGATCATGTCCGCCTCGAAACGGATGAAAACGGAACAGCAGTCGTCTTTAGCGGGGAAGTCTCGGGCATGATGCACCCGCGCGCCTATCTTCAAATCATGGAAGACGACTATCAGGATTTGGACCTAACGCCGGTCGACATCCTCAAGCACGTCAGCAACGCGACAGCTCCCGACGCGCTTATAGGCAATATGCCAGGCTCTCTGCGCGGCGCGAATCTGTTGCCGTACAAGCCTAAACCGCCCGAAACCGAATAGTGTAAGTGTGTAAGGTTGTTACACCAAGCCTCTAGCGCCGCCGCTGGGGGCTTTCTGCTGCCATCCACAGCTCAGGGTGTGCCTTGGCGTCCGCAATGGCCTCCAGCAGCCCTTTCTGCCTCGCGTCGTCGCGCTCCCACTCCAGGTCCTCGCGCAGCTTGGGCGGCGTGATCTTGGCGAAGTGTGCCGCCTCCCACCAGGTGAAGCCGTACCATTCCGCCTCACCCTCCCACTGCATCCAGATCCCGCTCTCGTAGATCGCCACCCTCACCCATCCCTGATAGTGGTGCGTCGGGCCGTCGACCGTCGTCCGGAACTGTGCCAGGCATTCCTCCGCTGGCAGTCGACTAGGTTCGCGCATGGCTCTCGATGACAGTGTGAAGTTCTATGGCGGCATGAAGCTGCCGCGACTGTTCTTTAGACAAGTAATCGCCCACAGCTTCGTCCATGACGGCATTGATAAATTCGATGAGCTTATTTACGAGATTGTCGCTGATCGGCTCACTCATTTTGATTTCTCTTTCTCATAAAACTTTTTCACGGTTTCCTCGTCCTCGTCGTAGATACCCACTGCATTGCCATCCTTGTCAGAGCCTAAGTGCCAGCTCACAGACTGGCCGATGGTCACCTTTTCGGTGCGAATCCTGATGCGCTGGGTTGGATCGGGATGCGGAACTATTCCCACTGAACCGCTGACATTGATCCACATAAGCGTGTCTTTCAGTGTTTCTCCCATCCAGCTGCGGTTCCATTCCTTAGACCGCCGCAGTGCGATCGTCATCAACCGCGATGGTTGTCTCATTGTTTGCCATCCGGTGGCTCGATCTTGGACCAGTGCGTTACCTGAAATCCCGGAGCGCATCCGTCATATCTCCATCCCGGCGTTTCGTAATCGTAGTAGCCAACACCATAGCTATCGGCGTAAGGATTGTTGGTTCGTATCCAGACAGATTCAGTAGCGGGGCCATTCAGCTCCATATCTGGCATCTCACCGTCAAGATTAGGGTCGTACTTAATCCAGTTCATGCGAATAACTCCATCGTCTGTCTCTCAGCTCGTCGTCGGCGCTGCCGGCTTTCGAGTCTGTGCTTCACGTCATACCGGTTGTGGTGAAGCTGGCAACCGGCTAAAAGGTTCTCCTCGCGGCAATCCTCTTCCTTATGGTTCAGGTGCGCCACGGTAAGCACAACGATCACGCCGGTATAGGGATGCCGCTGGCCATGCCTGGCGGTGCAGCGTTCGCCGTCCAGCGTCTCGAACTCGCAGCGGCCCTCCGCGCGCTCAAACCGGATGCGATCACTAATCGTTGGCCAGTCCTTCGGATACTTCCGCTTATTTTCCTTGAGGATCGGCATAGGTATTCGTCCAAACCTGCGTATGGAGACTCACGGCCCAAAGCGCAATTCGCATGTGCTCCTCGGCATGTTCCTGTATCCAACCCGCAGCTTTTTCCGGAATCTCGTCGATGTCCTTTTGCGCTGCAAACGATCCGCTGCTGTAGCGGGTATTGTCGTAGCCAGAATCCCTCGTCGCGCACGCGCCACACACGTATTTTCGGTTGTAAGCGGAGACATCGACCAGGTGAAAATAGAGAGATTGCGGGAAGGTCGAGATAAACGGCATCGGCGGCCACATCAGCACATATTGAACTACCGTAAGTGTTCTCATCTATGTAGTCCGATCTCCAGTTCACCGAAAAACAGATGGCAAGCTCCGCAGTATCTCTGCTCTATGTCGTTCTTGTTGTAACTCACCGCGTCGCACTTCGGGCAAGTAAAACTCGGTGGAAGACTCGCCTTGTCCGTGAGAGGCCGCTCGCTCTGCGGAAAATGAGTGCGGTAGATGTCGCCAAATTCCTGCATAGTGCGCTTCGATAGTTCAATGATCTGCTTATCGGTTATCTTCTTTATCTCCTGCACATGGTGACGTGTACGACTTCCTCCAGTCGCGGCTGCCAGTCGATCGGCGGTCTCGGGGTCGACCTTGCAAATCATCGCCTGGGCTTCTTTGTAAAACTCCTGCTGGCACTCGTCTTTGAAGCAATAGCGGAACATCGCGGTCGCCCACCCTCCCCCCTGGGTGATGGGGTTGTTGCAGTTCGCGCAAATCAGGCCCTCGACGATATTGGCCTTTAGGAACAGCATCCACGCCAGGTTCCGCGCTTGATCTGGCGAAAACACAATATGCCCGCAGCCCTCGGCGTCGGGTTCTAGGTCCGGGTGATTGATAACGATGTTCTGGCCGTCCTCCGTCATTGCAACGATTAGCTCTTTGGCTCCGGGTTTGATTGGATCGGCCATCAGACCTCCTGCTCCTCGAGCGTTAGGTCACGGATTTCTTTTCCCGTCGCTTCAAGATCATCAGCAGCCTCGTCCGCAGCCATTAAAAACTCCGGCGTTTGAACGTCTTCGTTTACCAGATTCCGAATCTCTCTCGCCTGGGCAAGACAAAAATCTGCTGCCTTCTCGATAAATTCATTCACCTTGATGGCTCTGTCTGACATCAACTTTTCTCCTTTTCTCCAAACATCTTTCGGGCATTGTCTTCGCCGGTCTGTCCCATGCGATCGCGCTCGAACTCCTCGCGTGATTCACCCTCTAGGAAGGTTTGCCGAATCGGGGCGGCCAGGTCGATCCGCAGCATCACATGCGCGCGCTCGTCGCCCTTCGCCGTGAAACCATTCGCCTTGCAGTCGAGCACCTTGCCGTCGATCGCGCCGCGCTCGATGGCGTCGGCGAGCTGCCGCAGGCCTGCGGCAAGGTTCTTGTCGAGCGCCGCCTGGATCTCGTCGGGGGTAAAGATGACAATCTCGCGCCGGGGCGTCGGCCCTCGCATAATCGCGAGTGCGGATTCTATCGTTGGCCTGTCGATTTGGTGCATACGGGCTAGCGCGGCCACTTTATCCCCGTCAAAGATGAGTGTCGCCAGCAACCACATCGCATACTGATTCGATACGCTGTAGGTCACTTCTCCACCGGCCCAGCCCTCGGCCACCATCTCAAGGGTTGAATCTCGAAGACTCTCCGCACTCTGCGTTTTCTGAGCCACAATTCTCGCTAATATCTTCCGTTCTTCATGTGTCAAATCCTTCATCGCTCTACCTCAACCAAAGACAAACATACTGCGGGTTCTGATAAAAACGGCTGTCGATCGCGGCCATGATTGTGCCAGTGGTCACATCCTTGCCGATGCTCCATATCCAAGCATCGTTGGCCGCGTCGCAGTAGTCTTTGCCGTCCTCGTAGCTATCCAGAACAAAGAGGCCAACCCCGATGGAGTGGCCTATCTTGTTCACGTCGACGCACTCGCCCAGGTCCAGCTTCTCGCGCATTCGCAGGTTCTTCATGCTTTCCTTTCGGGTGGATCGATCCGGATCAATGCGATTAATTCTTTGACCAAGTTCTGCAAGGCAGGATTCGGAATGCTCTTGATCTCGTCGGCAATTCGAGTAGCCATCTTGAATACTTCAGCTACTTCTGCGCCTGTCGCAGTCCCATAGTCCGGCTTCTTCATCTCCCAACTCCCTCGTCCGGTGGTAGCTCTGGCTCCGTGGGGTTGCCGTGGAGCGCCCACTCTCCGTTTCTCATATCGATAAACCAGATGCGTCCCTGTTGGTCGACGCCATACAAGGTTCGATCGGTGAAGCAAAGGTTAGACATCCGCACGATCAATCCGGCTTCGCCGTCTTCCATGACGCGCTCGACCTTCTCTGCCAATTTTCGAAGGCGTCGAGCAATGATTTCGCAAACGTCTCCATTGCCTACCGCAAAACTAGAAAGCTGGTATATCTCGTCGATAATTTCATCGCGCTGCATTTTCAACCTCCACGTCGTCGCCCGAGGCCTCGCCGTCTTCCATAATCACGCTTACCTTCCCATCCGTCTCCACGCGCTCCATCAGCACCTGGAAATTATTCGCCTCGGCCAGCTCGTCGATCAGCTTCAGGCTGTCGGCATCCAACAGGCTGCCGTCGCGGATGCAGAGCAGCCGCACTTTAGGATTGGCGGCCATGCCCAGCGCCATGCTCACGCGAATCTGCTCGGCATTCGACGCCTGATTCAGCGGCAAACCGTTGTAGACCACTTCACCATGCCCGATGGAAAGCTTCTCAATCGGCATCTGGGCGCGCGCGATCGCGGCAGCGCGCTCGAGGTCGCGCTCCTTCATGCGCTTGTCGATCGCCGTCCAGTTCTCGTCCTCGGCGTCGAGATCCTTTTCGAGCTGGCGATAGTTCGCCGCCCGCTGGATGGCCGCGTTGGTCTCGTTCGCCCTGGTCAGCTCGGCGGCGACGGCGGCGGTGTCGATCTCGTCGCCCACCACGATCGCCTCTGCCTGCTTCAGAAGCTGCTGCCAGAGTCCATTTTTATGGGCTTTCGCGTTGACGGTGTAGGTTCGCGATTTTCCGTCCATGCCTTCGGCCTGTGAAATCATCTCGCGGATCTGTTCGTCGATTTTTGCTGCGCTCTCCAGAGCGGCAACCTGCCGCCTCAACAGACTTTCTTGCTCCACGCGGCGCGCAGCGACCCCGCTGTTGTGCGTAGCCGCATTTCGCAGCTTCTCGGTAATCGCGGCCACGTCGATCGCGTCTACCGGCAAATCCGCCGCAGGAACAGCCATCGCAGCTAACCGGCTCTTCAACGCATCCACCGCTCGCCCGGCCTCCCGCCGCAGGTCGTAGTCGGCCTTCTGCAGCGCGTCCAGCGCATCGATGTCAATGTCGAACTTGACCAGGCCGCGCAGCTCCTCGAGCTGCTCGTCGTCGCCCATGCGTGTAAACGCCATCGGATCGAATCCGAACTTGCCCAGCAGCTTGTCCAGTAGAACCTGGGGGCTGGGGAAGGCCTCGCCGCGCTTGCCGGTGACCAGCAGCTTCGACAGATAGGTATTGTCCTTCGTGCTCTTCTCTTCGTCGACCACGGTAAACTGCCGCGTGATGAGGAAGTCGCCGATGTCGACCTTGACGCTTCCGGTGCGCTGTCCCTTGCGGATGGGGTAGCGCGGGATCATCGACGTTCCCGTCAGCGCCCACGCCACGGCGTCGAGCACAGAGCTCTTGCCCTGGCCGTTCTTGCCGGCGATGACGATGGTGTTGCCCTTGGGCTTGATGTGCGCGAATCGCACGCGCTTGATGTTCTCGATGCGCATCTCGAGGATGTGCATGTTGTCGCTGCTCGACTCCACAATCGCGTCTACGATCGCGTGCCGCTCTTCCTTCGGAATCCGTGCCATCGTGCGTCTCCTTTGACATCTTTATTTCGTACCTAGACAATATAGGGAGAATAAAAAGATGTCAAAGGATAAGATTTTACGGCACGTTGCACGATAGATCGAACGTCTCACCGCCCACAGCAGCGGAGTGGTGCAGCGTCACCGATCCCGCGCCGGGCGTCGTATACACTCCCGTCAGTGCCGACGCGCCGGTGTTGGTCGCCTGTGCCGAACAGTGGTTCGAGCTGGTCAGGTTGGTGACGGAGAGCGTATCGCTGGTCCCGCTCGTCGTTGCTGTCGTCGTTCCCTGGTACTTCATCGCGACGGCGGCATTCGTTACCCCGGTCGTAAACTGCGCGATCTGAATCGTGTTATTTCCCGTCGGCCCGAGGGAGCACTGCACCAGCGCCGCCGAGTAGGGCGATGCCATTCCTGTCCAGTACGCATTGATCTGGAACTGTCCCGTCTCTGTGGTTGTGCTCACGTTGGCGTGCGAGATCTTGATGGCGAACGAAGTCGAGCTTGCGCTTTGCACAATACCGGAGAGAAGATTCAGGAAAGTCGAAGTGGGAAATCCGGTGATGTAAACCGGATTGCCGTTCACCAGCGTGTTGGTCGCGGTGAAGGTGACAATATCGGAAGCGATCGAATAGGCCGTGATGGTTCCGGTCGCGCCGGCGGCGATTCCGTTGATGTTGTCTGCGTTGTTATAAGCAGTGAACGTGACAGGGTTTGTATCTCCCGTCGACTTGAAAAACCAGACTTGATAGTCATAAGTATTTGCTTTGCAGAGAACTAGTCCCTGCGTCGCTGGGCCGAGTGCGGTGCTGATGTAGTTCACATTGATACCGCGATTCGGATTGAAGACCGGGGCGCTCACTCCGGTGTTGTTTGTCTGATTTTCGTACGAGATCCCGCCTTTAGGCCGGAAGAACCCGAACGGCTTTTGAAAGTCTCCGTTGCTCCACCATAGATCATGGCCGCATGCAAAAGCGGCCTGGTTCGTCGGAGGCTGGATGCCCGGCGAAAGCGGGCAGATCTCGTAGTAGTTCGATCCGAAGGCCCGCCCTACGTAAGAGCTGATGGTCGGGTCGTATCCCAGGTCGATTCCGGTATAGGTGCCCGCTCCATTCGGAGGGATGGTCCCGCTGGTGAGAAGTCCTCCAGGATTCAACCCCGTCGTGCTCGGCGATCCCACCGTATTGAAGTTGTTGTAGCCCAGAATGTTCGCAGGCGCATAGTTCTGCGTCTGAACGATCGGGACAGCGAAGAAGTTGTGATTGCCCGAGACCCCTTGATTGAAGTAACTAAAATTATTCGCAGTGGCAAAGTTCTCAATCGTCATCGCGTAGTGGAAGTGGCCGCCTCCAGGTCCGCTGTTGGGATGGTAGCCGACAGCTTCGTTCGGATTCACCGGACCCAGGTTCTGCATGTCGGTGGAATCGTTGACGCCGGGGTTTGCGCCCGTCTGTCCCGCTCTCATCGGAATATAGAGCGAGTTCCATCCGTCCGACGTAAATTGATTGGCCACCGTCTGCGACAGCGTATCGAAGGCTGCGGTGGCGGCGGCGTTCGTGTTGCCGTTCGTCATGATCGTGCCCAACGTCCAGAAGTTCGGCGAGTTGGCATTCAATCCTGCGCCATTGGTGTCCGCATCCCAGATCGAGACCGTTCCGGCTGAGGTCGTAGTCGCGTCCGTCTTCGTGACCGTGAGGCTTACCGTCGCTCCGTTGGTGTTGGCATACTCCTTCCGGTAAAAGGTGCAGGTAGCGCCGTTGTGGGTGAGGATTGCCTGCCCGTCATTGCCGATCGGGCTGATAGTGTCGACCACGGTGCTGCCCAGCGTGACGGTGAACTGTGCCGACGTGAACGCATCGCAGGCCGCGAACATCAGTCCCACCTGGGTTCCTGCGTTCGTAAAGTTGAAGGTCAATGTAGAATTTTGCGTCGTCGTCTTCATGCCGATCGCCGGCAGAGTGGTGTCCTGGAAGGTGGTGGTATCGGCTGCAAATCCGCTGCTGGTCGCAGAAGACGCATCAATCACGCCGCCTGACGGAATCGTTACCCAGCCGATGATCGCATTGAGATCTTCGGAGCCGTTCGCCAGGCATCCTGCGGTGTCGCCGCAATATTGCGCGTCGTTCGAAAAGACCTCGCCCATGCCCAGGGGAAGGCGGAACGTCGAATTTTTCGGAAATTTCCTTACAACCTGTTCGGTGATATCAGCAGATTGCGCGCCGCCGATGCCCCACGCCTGCAGGTTGTTACCGGAGTCGGTGGCCAGGATGTCGACGTAGCTGTTGCCGTTGATGACGCTGCCCGTCCCTGCCGTGATCGATGTGCCAAACATATACACCGGCCCGTTGAGCACGGCAGCGGGTCCGGCAGGCCCGGTCGGTCCGGTTGGTCCGGTGGGGCCTGCTGGCCCTTGTCCTCCGCCCCGGATCGCCCATCCATCGTTTCCGCAGGTATAGAAGGTGTTTGGCGTCACCGCCGTATCGGTGTAGAGCTGCCCGTAGTTCGTCGAGCCGCAGGCAACACTCATTGCGGTCGGTGTGCCTGCTCCCGTCGCCTGCGGCCAGTTGATCCCTGTATTGGGGTTGATCTTCTGCTGGCCCATCGCGGACGCGCACAAAGCCGCGCCAATCACCATCATCCGTACTTTAGAAACAAAGCGCATAAACCGTATCTCCTGCCTGCGTGCTGAAATTTAAAGTGATGATTTCGCTGTTATCGCCGCTGATGGTGTATTCCGTCGTCGGCTGCAGCGTCCCGTTATAGGCTGCCGCCACAACCTTGCCCGGCGCGACGTAGACCGTTCCGGGGATGTCTCCCGTACATGCGACGTATTGCAGCATCGATGCGCCCGGTGCCAGCGACGAAGGAATAACGACCGTGCAGAGTGCGCTCACGACGTCGCCGGCCTGCGTCGCGAAAGTGAGATTGATCTGTTTGCCGCCGTTGCTGAGGGTGTAATCGATGCCCAAACGCTGCGCGACCCCGTTATAAAGCGCCATCACCACGATGCCCGGCGCGGTATAAGTCATGCCCGGCACCGCGCCGGTGCAATCGGCGAACGCGATGCTGTTGGTGGGTACGATCTGCGGTGCGCTGCTCAGGTCGATCTGCTGTGTGCCGGTGAACTGATACGCGCCCGTCTGCAGGATGTTGCCGTCCCCATCGAGCAGCGTGATGGCGTAGTAGGTGCCCAGCGGGTTAATAACGTCGTTTCCCCAAAGTGTGGTGGTCACGCCCGTTCCAATGTCATAGAAATCTTCAGGCCCGCTGCGCACGATGTTTGAGGTTCCCACGATGCAGGGCAACACCAGGCCGAACCCGGCCAGCGCGATCCGCAGCACCGCGGGGCTTGCCGTGCTTCCTGCCGTGGCACCGGCGATGTCCTGCAAATTGGCGGTCAACGTGATCTGGGGAGTAAGGGGCATAGGGGAGGGTTATTCAAAAAACATGATAAGGCCCATCGTCGCGTTGCTTGGGTGATTTTCTTTGTCGCCGGCGATGTTGTCCTTGAACCATTGCCGCATCGGTTTGTTGAGAAAATACCAGTAGAAACAGGGGCGCTCTTTCTCGCACAACGTATCTTCCAAAGTTTGGCCTTCCTCGTAGCCTGCGGAGCTGTGCCCAAAATAGATGTCGTCTACGTCATGCAGCAGTCGCTGGTAGGCGCGGTTGCTGGTGTCGATCGGCGCGGGTTCGGTCGGTTCGTTGGCGCGGGTTTCGTCCGCGCTCTCGATCACGTCCATCCACTCGCCCCATCCGGCGCGGACGCGATTACGCAGGCAATAGCAAACGGCCTTCATCTGCTCAAGACTTCCCTTCGGCCCAACCTCCTGCACGGCATACCGCACCAGCATCACGCGGTCCACGTCTTTCTGTATCATCTCCGGTGTCCTCTCAACTCGCAGCGATGAGGCCACGCGTTATCGATGTTGATCGCGTGGCGATTCTTATCTCGGTACGACGCAAGGCACCGCGCGCACATTCTGAATTCCTCTTCCCGCCAGCCATCAGCTCCAGTGTCGCGGTACACGCGATAGATATGTGTTGCGCGACGCGGGCAGCACACGCAGGTTTTATCCAGTCCGTACACTCTTCGACATAGGAACCGTGTCATGCCAGATTCACCTTCTTTTTCTGGTTGTCACGGATAAATTCACTCAAGAGAAACGCCTGATGGCTCTCCCACCCCGCATCGAAACCAGTACAAAACATTTTTCTCGCTGCGTCGATTTGCTTATAGGTCAGTCCTGCATTAACAAAATTCGGAAGGCATTGTGTCCGCCAGAGCTTATCTCTCTGCTCTTCTCTCGCCCGGTCCGCATCCGCCTGAATCCGTCTCTCTTCTTTCTCGAAGGCTGCCATCAGTTCACCGTCTCTCCGTTACGCCGCATGTACAACTGCTGCAGATACCACTCTGCCGCCGGCCCGGTGCCCAGCGGAAACGCGCGGTGCGCCTCCTCCTCGGTAATCGCCCGCGCTCGAATCATCGTCAACAGCGCCGTGCGCCAGCCCACATACTTTGCCGAGGTCGGCACACCGAACTCGTCGAATCCCATAATCATCCACTCGGTGCCCAGCGGTGCCTGCAGGGTGCCTACTCTCAGAAACTCCGGAACCTCGGTCTCGTAGGCCTCGCGCTCTAACAGGATCTCGCTCGCGGTCTGGATCATGTCGCCGGCCAGGTGAAAGCTCTTGTCTGCTTCGGCGTTGTACTTTGCCTTGCGCAGCCGCTTGGCCTTCACCAGCTCGCCCTCTGCCGCGTCCTTCATCTCGCCGGCCTTCACCTGGGCGTAGTCGTGCTGGATCGCGGTCTGTCCGTTCCACAGCGGGTTGCGTACCACCAGCGCCAGCAGACCGCTCTTGCCGTTGGCGCTCACCTTCACAATGCGGTCGTCTTTCAGGAGGACGCGGTCCCTGCGGCCCAGCGCCTCGCACAGACGTTCGTGGAACTGCCATGGACTCAGCACCTCGCCGCGCCTCATCTCCTCGTTCTCGCGGCCCTCCCAGCGTTCCTGCCCCTTCCACTTGTTGCTCGCCTGCTCATTCGCCAGCAGCTCGTGGATCCGCCAGCGCATCTCGACCTCTTCCTCCGGTGTCTTGACGCTCTCGATCTCGCGCTCCAGCCGCTCCATCGCCTCCAGGACGCGCGGATGCCGCCCCAGCTCGTTCATCTGCCGGGTCGCCTGTTCTTCCTTGTGCCAGTCCTCGAAGCTGGGCGCAGCGCCCACCGCGACGCCATCCATACCCATACCCAGCGCCAGGCCCAATCCGTCCAGCGCCTTCTCGTCACTGGCGCGGGTGTCGGCGACGTAGCGGCCACCGTCGATCTCTTCCGCCGCCTTGCGGATCTCCGCCTCGGCCGGGTGAGCCTTCGGTGCGCTCTGATGACGACGTGCAATGTGCAGGGCTGCGCTCTGTGGCTTGTGGCTCATAGCTTCTTCTCTCCATTCTGGTCACATCCGCGCCATAGATGCAGCGGCATGTCGGTATACCATCTTCGGCATGACGGGCATTCCTCCTTCGGCAATAGAATGTCCGGTTCGCCGGCGGGTGGTCGCTCGTTGCCTTCGTAGACTTTTCCATTGCTCACGACGCTCATAGAACCGTCCAGTCCTCGGCCAGCATATCTGTCTGCGAGGCCAGCCACGGCACCACGGTGCCCTGCACGGTTTTCATAGCGATATACGCCTGATAGGGCACCAAAGCGTCTTCGCCCCACTCGGCTTTCGCTACGGAGGTACGCGCGGGATATTGCCCTTCAGGGACGTAATACAAAAACATCCCTTTGCCATTCCATCCCTGTCTCGCTACTTTTCTTCCGATCTTCAGTGCTTCGATTGCGTCTCCAAAATTCATTGTTATTTCTCCTCTGTTTTGTCTTCCTGCGGCGGTTGGTTCTCCTGAATGATCGCAGATGAGATTAACCCAGCGGCCACCTTCGGCGTCACATTGTTTCGCACGGCGTAGTCGACCAGCTGCCCGATGCGCGGATTGGTCGCCGCCTGCTGCAACATCCATCGCTCGGCCTGTGCTCCGGCATAGGCTCCAACCACCGAACCCGGATAACCGTGAGTAGCATAACCAATCCCCGCACCGATCGCCCCTCCCACCTTACCGTGCGCCAGATTGTGCAACACGCTCGTGCTCATGCCCTTGAATCCGCTGGCACCTTTGGGCGTATTCAGCAGGCTCGACATGCGGGTCATGTTCTCCATGCCGTCCTTGCCGATCACGCTCTCGATGCGGTCTGCGCCGTACTGGTTGATAAGCCGGTTCAAACCGTTCTGCAGCCGTACCCCGCTCAACACGCGGCCACCGGCTACCTCTGAGGCATAGCGTTCATTCACGTTGGCAGCATGTTCCACCGCGCTGTGCAGGCCGTCGAGCACCATTGACTTCGACCAGAGCGTCGACGCCTGGGCGCGCTCGCCGTGCGTGATTCCATCCGAGTTGTCGATGATGCCTCGAATCTGTCCCTCTAGCTGATACTGCTTGGTGAAGTCTCCGCGCTTGCCGGCTGCGGCACGTTCGCGGTTGAGCCGTCCGAACTCGCCGTCAGAAACCGCGTCGAGCTTCTGATAGATCGGCGTGGCCGCGTTCTGCAACTGGTCGGCTGCATCCCCAAAGGTCTGCACGGCCTGAGCGCCGCGCAGCGCATCGACCGGCTTGAAATTCGGCAACGTTCGCTGGTAGGTGTGGTACATATCCAGCTGTTCCTGCAGATTGTCGCGCGCCTCGGTCTGCGCCCTGAGCACCGCGGGACTGGTATCGGGGTGGGGATTATCCACGATATCGTTCAACCGGCTTAAATGCGCCTGTGCCGCCTCCGGACCTGCGGCGACGAGATCTCCTCCACCAGTCACGCTTGTACTTCCTGCGGTCTGTCCCGGCTTCAAATCGGTGAGGTACTGCAATATCGGCTCTTTGTGCGTCGGCCCGGTAAACGGCTCCTGGTCATGGACGAGCGGCAACGGCTCTTCGTCGCCATACTTGAAGGCTCCCTCGTTGTACGGCTCGGTCTTCGCAGCGGTCGCCGAACCTTTACCGGGAACGTACTCGCTTCCAATCTGTTTCACGCGCGGGTCATTACCTCCGGGTATCGACTCTTCCGTTGTTCCGGTGCCTTCGATGGTGAAGGGATAAGGCCGCGCGTCCTCGGGCGCTGAGAGAAGACGCGCGGGATTCGTGATCTGGTTGGCCACCACGCGGCCCTTGTTGGCTTCTTTGAGTGCGTCCTGCGTGGCGTTCCGCGCAACGTTCCTAAACACCCTCGGTGCTGACGCCTGCTGCGAGGCTGCGACTTCGGGAACCTCGTTCACCTTCACATCGCCGCGCGGTCCTGTGCCTGGTCGCTGCGAGGAAAGCGTCTGCACCTTCTCGCCGGCGATGTCCTCGGTTGCCGGCGCTGTACGTTCGGCAAACTCTGCCGTCTTGCCCAGCGCGCCTTCGAGTGCTCCTCCGGTGACTCCGGTGACAGCTCCACTGGCTAGCGCGGTCGGTGCGTCCGCTCCATGCGCCGCCGCCTGCGCTGTGCCCAGACCCAGATTCTTCAGTCCGGCCTGTACCACTGCGGCGATGCGCGGGTATTTCTCCATCGTCTTCATCACCGGAGCCAGATGGGCTAGCTTTTCACCTACGCTCATTCCCTTTACGGCCTCGTCGCCCAGCATGAACTCCGCGATATTCTCCAGTCCATAGCCCGTTTTTCCTGCAATCGTGTCCGGGATCGGGGCGGCGGCGGCAGCATCCACTTTACTCTTGACTCCTGGGACCAGATCCAGCGCACTCGTTGTTTTGCCGTCCATCGGGGCGAAGAGCTTGGCCAACGTGGATAGAGTCTCAGCGCCGCCCTTTTTCAAGCCCTGCCATGCCTCGCTTGTCTGCTGTCCCAGGGAGTCTTCATCGGGCGCGGACATGGCTGGACTGGGTGAACTGGCGAGCTGAGCGCCGGCTGGAAGCGGCGGCAGCCCTCCGTTACTCGACGTCGTTGGTGGAGGCGTAGGCGTGGAGCTGCTGAGTGTCGCGCCTGCAGGCAGCGGCGGCAACCCTCCTACTGGTGTTGCGCTGGAACCCATTGGCCATTCCTCACTACAAGCGTTGTCTTACCGTCTGCGGCGGTCGCCGTAGGCTCTCCCGGCTTGATGATCGCCGCTTGTCCAGCTCCGCCCGCTCCCAGCTGCTCTCCTACCATGCGGGCGTGGAAGCGCGGATCGAGGGCGGCGCGTGCTGCGATCGCGTCTTTGTCGACGTTGGGCAACGGAGCTTCGTAATATTTACTAGGCGCGGCGTTCTTCCACTGCTGCTCGTAGCTGTCGAACTTGTCTCCCATCGATTGCGCCTGGGTAATGATTGCGCCATGCCTTCCGCCTGGCGCCTGCGATGTCAGCGTCGACTTGATGTTATTAATCGCAGGGATGGTGGTGTCGCCATAAAAACCCGCAAGCTCGGTGGAGAGGGTATCGGCCTTGTTCATGTACTTCACATACGCAGGCGTTCCGGGCACGTGGCTGGCTACGGTGTTGAGCGCATCCAGTTCCTTCAAGTGTTTCAAGGCCGTGCCTCCTGCATTCAGCGCCGCTCCTGCCGTGCCTTTTTTGGTGCTGGTGAACTCTTTATAAACCGATGGATAGGCCGCCGCCTTGGAGCCATCGAAATCGGGATACTTCGCCGTTACAGCGGTCAGCAGCTCGGGGTTGCGCGAGAGAAGGTATGCCATCCGTTCGGGAGCGATCTTGCCGGTTCCGATGGAATCGACGAGCGGCGATGCCCCTCCCTTTCCGTCGCCCGTCAACGTCCGGTCCTTCGCTGCCGTCGCTTCGCTGGCGTCGGCCCGCGCATTGTTGGCGCGGATCTCGCTCGGCGTCTTCGCTGCGGTCGCGCTTGCTGCTCCGGCTTCGGCATTATTTTTTGCGATCTCGCTCGGTGCCTTGGCTGCGGTCGCTTTCGCCTCATCCGTCTGCGCCTGTTTCTGTGCAAGGTTCGCCTGGTCGAGCTTGAACTTCTGCGCGGCGTTGGCGGCTGCGGTCTCATAGTCGTCGACTTCGCCGGCAGTCAGAGGTTCGCTGCTCTTGTGCTCGACATACTGGCCCGTCGTGCTGTCGAAGGTATGAAAGGCGGTCCCCGCCGGCTCGATCGTCTTGCGGTATCCATCCGGCATCTTGAAGACGCGGATTCCAGCTGCGGTGCCGTCCGGGTTGTAGTGTGGAAGGATCTCGATCTGATGACCCTGAATCATCGACTGCATCACATTGGGGTCGACCTTCAGAATCTTATCGATGTCGTTCGGGTTGGCGGCGGTTCCCAGCAGTGTCGCGCCGTCCACCTTCATCAGCCTGTCTTCCTGTCCCTGCGCGAACTCCACATCGTGCTGGGTGGCCTCGTGCTGCATGGCGGTCAGATGCCACGCCTGCTCTGCGGTGTTCATCCGCAGCTGCTGATAGTTGGCGTTGGCAAGCATCTGTTTCTGCAGCGCCGGTGTCTGCGCCGCCGCATCCTTCGCCTGCTGCTGGCCCTGGTCGAACCCTGCCGCTGCCGCAGCTCCGGGGTTGCGTCCCTTTCCCGCCGCGAATCCCTTCGCCGCCCCTCCGATCAGGCCCGCGCCGATCCGCACCCATTGCTGGCCTCGGCTCATCGTCTGCTGCTTCACATACTGGTTGCCCTCGGGGTCGGTGCCCATCTCCGGCTTGGTCTTGCCGACCAGCGCATCGGCGATCGAATCCACCACTCCCATAATCCCCGGAGCTTTTTGCGAGGTCACCACCACCGGCTGCGTCGGTGCCGGGGCTGCCGGAGGGGTAGAAGCTGCCGCCGCAGTCGTGGAACCGGGTGCCACCGTCGCCGCTGGCGTCGTGCCAGGGGATTGGGCCGGCTGCGAACTGCTGGGGGGCTGTGGGGCCACTGGTGCGGATTGGGGTGGCGTTGCCGCCGCGTCCCACCCGCTGGCGGCTGCCGCCGCTTCCATCTGCCCTGCCGCCTGTACTCCCGATGTCGTTCCGCCCATTGCTATGCTCCAAAAATTCCGCCGGGGTTCTCACCGACGACTGCGCCGGCAACCGAACTTCCAGCTCCAATTGCTGCGTTGAGCCAGCTGTCGTCTTCGCTGGCGATTTGCGAGGCCGTGGTTCCTGCCGCCGATCCGGAGCTGGTCTCGTTCGACTCGTAGCCCAGCGGGTTCTCTCCGGAGGCGATCGTCTCCAGTCCCTGGCCCGCGTTCTCCCACTCGTTGTAGCCCTGCGAATAATCGGCGGCCTCGATCTGACTCTCCTGCGACGATTCCTCCTTGGCCGCACTGGTGGCGATATTGGACTGGATCGCGGAGGACGCTCCGGTCGGCAACGGATTCGTGCCGCCGCCCTGCGCTGCCTCCGTCTCGCCCACCGCGCGCGCCGCGTCGCCGTAGTTTTCGGCGGTCCCTTCTTCCGCCGTCGCGCTCAGCTCCGATTCCTCTTCGGGGCTGAAGCCCTTCTGGTCTGGGCCTTTCGCATAGATCGATTGAAACTGCGAAACCATCGGGGCAAAGATGGCCTGCTGATTGGCGTACTGCTCCGAGGTCAACTGCGAAGCCTGCTGATAGGCCGCCAGCTGGGCGTCGCCAAGTTCGGTCTGTTGCATCGTTGGACCCGACATCGGCGTCTCCTATCTCTTCTTCGTCATCATGGAATAGCCGGGATGCTCACCGATGGCGTCGTGGCCCTTGGCCTCACGCTTGCCGCCTCTGCCCGCGTGGTCCTTGTGTTTCGCGGCGATTGCTTTCATGTTCTTCGCAAATTGCGCTTTTTTTGCCATCTTGCCACCCTTCTTAAGGCCGGCTGCAATCTTCTTCGTCGTCGCCTTCCCGAACGATCCTTCGGTGCCCTTGGCCTTCATCTTTGCGTCCGCTTTCTGTATCCACTTACCTGCCATCGTGCCTCCTCTATGAAGCCTTTTGCGCGTCGGACTCGGTGCCCTTCAGCGTGTAGATTTGTCGCTCCCCGTCCTTCACAAAACCCATCCGCTTCTCCGTGAACCCGATCAGGTCCTCGTTCTTGCTCATGAAATACAAGGTCGTGAATCCGTTCATGGGCAACGCTTTTTTCAGCCACGCAAAGCCCGCGTCCAGTCCCCTCACCACTCTCGCCTTCGAGACGATGCCGCACTCCCGATCGAACTGCAGCGAGATCTCGATCTCGTCGCTCGTGTGCCGGATCGACTTCACAAAAAACAGAATGCCGATTGCGTCCTGCAACACATAACTGTTGACCACGTTATTCTGGTCAATCCAGTAGTCCGGATACTGCATCTCCCATTTGTGATCGGGGTCCATCATGTTCCACAGCCGCGCCAGTGGCTTATCGTCCGGTGTCGCAGGACGAAACGTATAACCGTCGAACTTGTACACCGGAAGAGTTGTCACATTCGTTCCTCGTGCCCTTACTTCATGAATTCATGAAATCATGATTTTGCAACCTGCTCCTCACGCTCGTTGTGGTCTCGCGCGTAGATACCCCAATCCAGCAATTCATCTCCAACCGTCTGTGTACCATAATCGAACTTCGTCAACAGAGAATCGCTCAGCGTATTCGCTCCGCTCTGTTTCAGCACATACCTGTCGCTGTAGACGCTCACGCTCGGCGGTGTTCGCGCCGGATCGTTGCTCTTGTCGTCGAGCTTCAGTGCGCGGTAGGGTCGCTTCGTGCTGGGTCTGATCTCGCCCAGCAACACACTTATCACTGGCCGCGCTCCCACTGCTACGGACTTCGTGCTGACGTGTACCGTCTCGGCCCACTGGCCCGTCGAGCAAAGCTGGTTGACGCCTTTGGCGTCCCAGCTCGGGTATCCGGTTCCGTCGTCGCTGTACACCGCGTCGCTGTCGTCGCGGCAAAGGATCGGCCCCGGTGTCCCTGCAGGCGGCCCGATCAGCAGCTGGGTCACGCCTGGCGACGTCTCCATCGCCTGCACGGCGCTGGTGCCTCCTACGATCGCCCGGCGCGGGTGCCACATCAAACCGCTCTCGGGCGGCGACACGGCGGACATGCGGAACCATCCCACCGCGCCATCGGCCACATACAGCGCATTCTCTTCCGTGCTCTGGTTGTTCCAGCTTACAAACGCGGTCGCGGAGCTGTAGAGCGATTGGCTGATTCCGCCCGTCGTCACCTTGCGGAACTGGTCGCCGATCGGGAAACCGATCTCCGTATATCCGGTGTTGGGATTGAACGGATATTCAATCGCGATCGAGCTGACCTTCAGATTCGCTTCGAGCACAAACATCATCGTGCCCTGGATGCACACGCAGTTGTATCCGAACACGTTCACATTGTTGTAGTAGCTGGTCGCATAGAAAGGATCGCTCGTCGTCCCGCTGCCCAGGATGATCTGTATCCCGGAGCTGGTGAAGACGATCAGGCCACCGTCCTGCACCGTCACCGGAACGATGTCATACACCTTCCCCAGAAAGGGAATGGTGTTAAGCGGGGGCTGGGTGGTGTTGCCGTTGGCCGCGAGCGTGTCCGGTCCTCCGGAGTAGCGCGCCAGATTGCCGTCCGCCCACCATTGCCGCTGAAACGCATAGCACATCGGAAGGCTGGTTGGCGTCGGCGGATTGTTGGTGCCGTTGATGGGAGCCGGGATCAGTGGATCGAGCGCGGCAAGCCCAAGGATCGACGTGTCGGCGATGCCGGCCTCTCCATAGCTGAAAGAGTCGGTCAGCCCATCTGCCGGGATCTGGTCCTCGAGGACGAGCGTCGGCTTTCCCTGCGCCGTGCGCCAGATCCATACCTGGTCGATCTGCGTATCTGAGAACATTCCCGGCGATGTGGCCGCGACCATCAGCGTGGGGTCAAGGACCGCTGGCGTCGTTCCCAGGATGCCTCCGTAGACGATCCCCAGCGGAGCAGCGGTGCTCAGGCTTCCGTCGACGCCATGCAGGCTGTAGGAGTACTGCAGCGTCTGATACGTCAGCGCCACACCGGAGCCTCCGGTCGAGATGCACACCCACGTCAGGCCGCCATCGGTGGTATTGTCGCCCAGCGCCGTTCCCCAGGTCGGCTGCGTGACCCCACTGGTGCCTCCGATACCACTAAAGAGCCATTGCAGGTTATTGTTCGAGTCGATCAGGCAGGAGCCGGTCACGCCGGCGTTGGCGGCGTCGGCCTGCCACTCGCCCGGCTGTCCGAGGTTGTACCAGGTCAACCCTCCATCCTTGGTGACGGCGTTCGCCCCTCCCGGCGTCGCTACCCCTGTCGCCACCGGAGAGAGCGGTGTGCTGTCCCAATAGCCGGGCGTGGGGTCCACGTCTCCACCGCTCAGCATCTCGTAAAACCATCCCGGTGGAACGGAGAAAGTGAATCCCAACTGGCCGTTGCTTCCGGAGCCGGCCTTGTCGGTCGCCGTAAACGTCGTTCCCCAGGTGTTGATCGTGGGAGGACTGGTGGGGCCGATCAGCAACTGAAACCAGGCGACCCCGCCGCCGGCTACGACGTTTCCATATCCAGTGTGCAGGGCGACATTCGCGCTGAGGTTCTGATAGATCGTGCCGAAGGTGTTGGCCAGTGGCGTCGGCGTTCCCGTCAAGTTAGTCGCTACCAGCTGTGCGGCTGCGGGCGCGACGCTCCACTGCGGATAGAGCGGCCCGCTCCGGTTGGTTCCCGTTGTCGACGCCACCACCTCGATGTTGCCATTCGAATCGAGCAGGCTGGTGTACTGCGGAAAGGCCATATTGGGCTGCCAGAATCGCCCCGTTACCGGCGTCAGCGTCGGCGGCACCAGCGGCGCGGTCAGCCCTGTATTCTGGACGGCGGTCCCATAGCACTTCCATTGCTGGCCGCTGTCCTCGGTCACTGCCAGGCGCGTCGCATCGAACGCTGGCGAGCTGCCGCCTGTAGTCCCGTTCCCGGTCGTCGCGGAACCGGTGTCCGGCGTATAGTCCTGCGCAGTCCCGCTGGTGAAGTTCACCTGGAAGATGCCCAGCGTGGAACTCAGCACATTGGCCACCGTCAGCGTCTCTCCATTCAGCACCGTATCCGTGGTGAGTCCGGAGAAGGTCATCTCGACGCCAACGAGATTTGCGAAGTTGATCGGAACCTGAGCCGGATTGACGTACAGCAGATGCTGCCACGAAGATCCGCTGCCCGATACCGCCGAGGCCACGATCGGCACGGTGATGCCGCCCAGCGCCATGTAAAGCGTGCCTGGCTCCGCGCCCTGATTGATGAGCGTTCCCGGCGTCACAATCTGGCTCGCCTGCCATACTCCGGGGAACAACCATTTTTTTTGATCGACGCCATTGCCCACGTAGAACTGCGCGTTAGGCAGTCCCAGCATCCGGTTCACGCCCGCGCCGGCGCTCTTCGTAAACAGCGCGGTCTTTTGTCCGGGTGTGGCGTCGTAGAGCGTACCGTCGCTGCCATCGCCCAGCAGACGAATCACTTCCACATTGTTGCGCAGCAGCTTCCACGAGTAGTAGCTCTCCATCGCCGGAAAGGTCTCTGCATTGAAGACGATCGAGCCGGGGCTGCGCTTGTCCGTCAGGTCGACGCTGATCTCGCGGTTGATGCCGTCAAGGATCGAATCGAAGCGGCTGCCCGAATAGAACTTCGCATAGATGTACGGAACCGCCGCATCTCTGTAGGGGCTGCGCTGGGTCCATAGCCCGGTCATCTGGCGCGCACCCATGCTCAGCGCGGCGTACTTGGTCGGGTTGGCCACCGCGCCTGCGGCTGCGATCGGTCCCGGCATCTATCGTCCCCGCCCTGCCGCGCCGTTCTTGGCCATGTCCTGGCTGCGCTGCACCGTGCGCGTCGTATTCATAAACTGGTTGTAAAACATGTCCTTCGCCTGCGCGTCGAGGCCGTCCTGGGTGGCGAGACACTGTGCAATCCATTCCGACCGCCAGATGGAGAAACGTGAGTCATTCACCAGCAACGCGCCCTCGCTCAACATGCCCTTATTGAATAAGTAACCGAAGTAGTCACTTAATGGACTGAACGTATCGGCGGGGCTTGTGATGAGCGGCGCTGCATTCTGCAGGTCAAGATAGGCTGTATAGCTGGCATCCGGAATGGAATTCACACGAAAGGTAATATTGCCTTCGTTGTCGTCGTACTGCGCTGCGATCTGGTTAGGCGTCCTCTGGTAGCTCACCTTGGCCAGCGCCGTCGCTCCTTTCAATTCGAGGATGGAGCCGGTCGAGTCCTGAAGCCATTGCGTTTCAATAAACCCCATATTCGGCACAGATTGGGTGTAGTCGGTGCCTCCCGCCGTAGTGATGGGGAAGCTAAAATTGGTGCGGTTCTGTCTCCAGACGAACGGCGCTCCCATCATCGTGCCCAGGACGTTGTTCGCCATCGTCACGCCGGGTTCCATGTTGTTGACATTCAGGCGCTGGTTATCGATCAGCGACTGCACAAAGGTCATGGAGGCCTGGATACTCAGCGTGACCATTAGTTCCACCCATACGGGTTATCCGCTGTGCGCGGTGCGCTCGATCCCCACTTCGGCTCGACGACACTTCCGGCCGGCAACAGCGCATACACATTCAATTCGCGGTCGCCCTGTTTCTTGGGTTCCTTCATCCACGCCGGCTCACCGTTTTTGTCTCTCTCCGTCAGAATCTCGCCGCGTTTCGTATCGTTCGGGTTTGGACTATTCAGCAGACACATGGCCTGCAGGCCGCGAAAGAAAAACCGGCTGAAGCTGTCGGGGATTGGATCGAGAAGCTGTTGCATGGTAGTAAAACGCGGAGGGTCCAGTTGGTAGTAGGGGCGGATCTCCAGCGTGGGTCCCGCAGCGGAAGGCAGCCGGTCGATGCGAAATCCCTGCGACGTGGGGCTGACGCACGTCCAGGTCACGGTGCCGTCTTCAACCGTCTCTCCTTCGTCACTGTTGGCTGGCAACTCTGGCGCGGTGCTTCCGGTAGTGCCGAATACGGTGACGATGAGGATGTTTCCGTTCGCATCCCGCATATTCAGGATCGGGTTCTGTCCTCCTGGTGCGCTCGTGCCCAGCAGCGGATAGATGACAACATCCGCACCGGGCCAGATCGCGATCTCCAGCTCGTTGTTGTACATCCAGCACAGGTTTTGCGGCCACCATCGGCTAAGGTTCGAGCGGCTGAGGCCTCGCCGCCACTTGATGTTGTCCATCGGCTTGGGCAGGTAGGTGTTATTTACGTCGATCACGTCGCCGTCTTCGCCCCACCCGATCGGGCCGGCTGTCTGCGCGAGCTGGGGATAGTCCTGCTGAAAGCTGTTGGTGTAGAACGGCGCGGCATAGGCCCGGTTCCACTTCTGGTTGTAGCGTTCGCAGACAATATCCGCCATCACCTCGCTCGCGCATTCGAGGGCGAGTTGGTCGCCATAGCCGCTGGGGCCTCCCCTGGGGTCGGGAATTCCCTTCGCGGCGATGACGTTGAAGACATTGGCCAGCTTGATGGTGGAGTTACCCACGCTTTAGACCCCTTCGCCTTCTTCGGCTTCCGGTTGGACTTCCGGTTCGGGTTCTAAATGGATGCCATGCGTCCGCAGTTTGGCTCCGAGAAACTGTAATGCTCTCTCGATCCGGGCCACGCGCTTCTCTAGCGTGAGCGGCTCATCCTTTTTCTTTGGCTTCGTTTGCTTGGATGTTTGCTTTGTCGTCATCGCGCCTCCTCAGGCTTCATACATCAAAGTTGCCGAACGCAGCTGCGCGCTCGGAACGACTGCGTTGGTCGCGATCGTCACCGACAGCGTAGCGGCGGCGGTCAGGTTCACCGCAGACGACACTGCCGTGTTGGTGTCGAGATACACGGCCACCGCGGCTGCAGCCACCGTCCCGATGTTCGCCTCTACTCGCCCATGAGATTCGATGGTTGCGGTCGCGCCCAGCGTCACCACCGTCAGTTCGAACTCGAAGTGAATGGGCAGGTTCGTACTGGCTGCGGTGTTCGTCGCCGCCGTTGTAATCGTGCAGAGCGTCACACCGCCCAGAATGAGCGCGAGATTGATCGCGGCCACATTGGTAGCGGTGGTCGAGTAGATCAAAACCCCCTTCACGCGCAGCTTGCGTCCGGTCACATTCAAAGCGCCGGCGCCGAAGATAAAGCTCAGCAGCGTCTGCGCGTTTTCGATGGCCGTCAGCGCGGTCTGCGCGGGCAGCACCAGGGGCGCTCCCATCGCCAGCATCAGCTTGCGACCGTTGGCGCTCCCGCTCGAATACATCACGCCGTTGGTCTGGTCGAGCGCAATGCATTTCTGGTTGAAGGAGTTCACTCCACTGGCACTTGGCGGTCCGTAGGTTACCCAATCTGCACCCATTGTTTCCTTCTCTCTGCCCCGCTCGCGCGGCGCGAATCATATACGAAATAAACATCAAACCATGTCGAAAAACAGGAAACTTATGCTACGGCCTGAGGATAGAAGTCGCTCGGGCGACGGCGATACACCGGCATCCCCTTGTGGTCTTTCACTTCAAAGGTGTTGCCGCAGTCCATCGTGCTCGAATACTCGTCGGACTTCGACTCCTCGCTCTTCTCCAGCAGGTCAGCGAATGCCGCCGTATCGGCCTGCCACTTCGTCACGCGCGCCTTCGCCTGTTGCTCGTTCTCCATCTTGCCGGTGCGGAAGTCTTTCTGAGGCTCGGGGTTCTGGTCGTAGGGATGTGGACTGAAGACGGCAAGCCGGCAGATTGCGCAGTGGATCAGAACGGTGAATCCGTCCATCATCCGGACCTTCTTCAACGTCGTATCGCCCTTGCCCTTGTAGATGTTCTTCGGGCTGGCTCCCTGTTTGTGCGCGCACTTCCTGGCTACTGCGGCGCGTCCGCGCCACTTGCTGGCCAGTTCGCTCTGGCGTTGCGCGTTCTGCGTGGATTTGGATCTCTCCTGCGCCTCGAACTTTTCTAGCGCGCGCCTGGCGAGTTTCATGTTCATCAGCGCCGTTTTGAGTTGGACCTCTTCGAGCTGCTGCTGCATCGTCTTTTCTGCCATACCATCCTCCTCGAGAGACACGCTCCGCAGAGCACCGTTCTCCACAACGCTTTTTTTAGATTTTCTCGCCATACTGAAACCTCGCCCATTCCCCCGGATGCTCCACTGGCCATCCGGGGCTGCCACTAGCTGCTGTGTTGGATCAATGTGCTGCTCTTTTTAACTCGTCATCGGAACGGCTTCCGCGATCCGCATACGGCTGGTCACGTCGGGCGGTGGCCCGATGCCCAGAACGCAGTTGTATCCGGTCCCGGCCTGGATGAGCTGGTTGGCGTCATAGGCAGTTCGCGCTGTGAACTTCTCAGCCCACAGATCGAGGTTCTGCCATTTGTGGCCGGGCTTGGTCAGTTTGCCGTGAGGGAACTGAATGAAGATCATGCCGTCCATACCCGCGAGATAGGTACTGATCGCGGTTTCGCCAGAACTCAGATAGTTCGCGGTCTGGGTCTGGTTGGTGCTCTTTCTCCAGTGGCAGCCAAACAACTCCAGCGTACGTACCGGAGCTTCGCCGTCGTCGCCGTCCAGCGGCTCCAGCTTCAACTGGCCCGCGTCGGTGTGCTTCCAGATGTCGACGATGGAGTTATTGGAGTCGTCGAGCATCAGGTCCGAGACGAAGAAAGGATGAATGCTTCCGTTGTAGAAGCCATCCTTCATCTGCGGGACTTCGGCACCTTCGAGCGAACCCGGCATCTGCTCGATGATGTTCTTGGTGAACGCATAGGGGCTGGTGGTCGCGTCCTGGTTGGCCGTCCGCGTGTCCATCGTGCGCAGATAGTCCATCTGGTACATGATGAGGTCGTCGATCGTCAGCGCGAGCTGGTAGGCCATGATGCGCCTGTTCTCGACCAGATCGTCCGAGATCGAGGTCAACGCCGCGAAGTCGGAGATGGTGTTGAAGTTCGCCCATTGCCCGACGACGATATCCTTGAAATTGACGTTGATGACTTCGGGCGGCCCAGGTGTGCCCTCGGTCTGCGGGGTGATGTCCGGTCCCAGCGGAATCGACATGAAGTTGCGCCAGGTCTGACCGCTCTTCTCGGGCAGGTCCATGTGGCTGCACATCAGCAGCTTGTTCGTCTTGGCGTACAGCCACTGCATGAAGACGCGGTTGTAATACACCGTCAGACGCGCCTGCGGCATGTTGGCAGAGGTCTGAGCGGCCTGCGTTGCTCCACCCTCGCCGTAGGCTGGTGAATGCGCTGCCTGCGCTCCCATCGCCATCGCCGTGGCTCCGGTCGCCATCAGCGCCGCCGCACATGCGATCAGCAGCTGCAGCAATGGCCACAGAATGTACTTAAACAGAAATGCAGCGATACCGTCCTGAGTTCGGCTCTGCATCCCGATCGGGCGGAACTGCCTGCTTGTTCCGCTCACCCATTGCTTCTTTCGCTTCCACATCCGGTACGTCATTGTCTGACGCATGTTGCGCTCCCCCAGCGTCAGGCCGTGGCCTTCGCTGACGGGTAGTAGAACTCACAGGCCTCCGCATAGTCCTTGTCGCCGCTGCGAATTAACGCCTCGGTCTTGGATAGGCTCATCCTGTCGATCTGCTCCCGCGTGTATTTGAGTGTCCTTGTCTGGACGCCCTGGGTAGGGGTGCGGAAGTTGGTGCTTCGCGTTCCTGTCCCACTGCGTCTGCCTCGGCTCGTCTCGACACGCTGGACCTGATTCTCGTCAGGAAACGCTGTGACGTTCTGTGTTCCTTCACCGGGATCTTCGACCAGATCCCCGGTTTCCAACATCTGGTGAAAGCACTGCGTTATCATCTCTTTCGAGATGAGGGCGACATCGCCATTCACCAGCCTTCCCAACCGCGTCGCCAACAGTGATCGATTCGGCTTGCAGTTGTAAAAATCCGGGGTCTCCCTGGCCCACTCGTCGGCCCGTATTTTGAAGGCATCCATCGCCATCTGGCGAAGATCCATGCCAGTCGCGTCCTGTACCAACCTGGTTACTGCCTCTGCTGCCTTCGCCGGGTTCTGCAGGTCTGTGGTTGCCTGCATGGTCTCGTCGGCGGTCATACGCTTGCGTGGTGCGATGGGAGAGGGAATGGTGACGGTGCCCTGCGGAGGAGCTGCCGCGCGCCGCGCCAGGGCTTGCTGCGCATGCATGTTGTTTAACGCGATCTTGTCATTTACTTCATTCTCGGTTTTGCCGTAGTAGTAGATCGGGTTGGTACCGTCTTCCATGTCGAGTACGCGGCAGAAGGTGCCAGGCTCGACAGGCTTACCGTTTGGGCGCGTTGTTACCCATTCCATCCTCATTGTTCGTTCTCCAGCTCGGCCAGTTCCATGTTCACAGCTACTTCCAGTTCCGCTACGACGCGACGAAATATTTTCACATACGCCCAGGCAACTGCGACTTCATCCCGTTTCGTCAGCGGGTCTTCCTGAGATAGAGTTATAGCGCGTTTCTGGTGAAAATGAATAGCTTTTTCAGCGAAAAAAAGATACAACTTCTGTCCCGGCATCTCCCAGAACTCCTTCAGGTCCAGCCTTTCCGCGCGGCTGAGATCGCGCTCTGGATCGTCATGCGCTCTCCGCTCGGCCGGCGCAGGCCTCGGCCTCGTCGTCTCCGGATCGCGTCCATCGCGCAGCGCGGCCAGCTCCGGCGTCAGTGGCTCTCCGCGTAAAAACTTCTCGTGTGCGGTAAGGTCAGGCATCTCCACTCTTCTCCGGCAGTGCTGGCTGCCCACCTTCCAGTTTCATCGGCTTTTCCTTCACGATCTTCGTCTCCATGCGAATCAGCGTACCACGCCATCAGGTGGCCCAACTCCTGAATCGTCATGGTTACGTTGTCGCGATCGTGCAACGTCGACCACGCTTTAAATCCCTCGCTCAGCGGCTTGCGAATAAAATCCTTCGCCAGCTCGATCTCCATCCAATCGACATCGTTCGGCCGAATCATGCTCTCCCCTTACACTCCAGTCTGCAGCTCGTTTATGTCAGTGTTGCGCTCCAGCCGGCCCTCGGCCTCCTCGAACTCCTGCGGACCCTCCAGCCGTTCGGCTGCCTTGTCTGCGGCGGCCTTCACCACCGCCAGCTGGGTATCGGCGGTTCCCTTGGCGTCGATGGCCTGCAGCTTGTTCTTCCCGCGCAGCTGCTCGATCGCCGCCGCGCTCTGCGTCCTCTGCGCTGCCGGGTTCGTCGCCTGCACCTGTTGCAGCTGCTGGGGCGTGAGGTCGACGATGATGTCCTCGGCTCCCTGCAGCTCGCTCACGCGCATAAAGATCTTCTCGATCGCGGCGAAGTTGATCGTCTGTCCCTTCTGGTGCATAAACTCCATCAGTTGCGGCTGCTGCAGCAGCTGCAGCATGAACGGGATCAGTTGCTGGATGGAGGCCTTCGCCTGCAGCTTCTGACCCGCGAGAATCTTGATGTTGAACTCCGCGCAGATCAGTCTCTCGGGGTCGATCTTGTTGATGATCGTGTCCGCATATTTTTTGCTCAGGATGCGGCGGATCTCGGCGATCGGCATCTTGGTCTGAATGATCCACCACAGAAATCGATACCAGCGCGTCAGTATGCCCTCGATGTGCGAGATAGGCTCGGCCACATTGTCGTCGGCCTTGTTTCCCAGGCGGTTGACGCCCGTTGCCGTCTTCAGCGCGGTCGAACCGGGGCCGGTGTTGCCCTGCATCGTGGTTGAGTTTGCGCCCACCAGGTCCTCGCCGCCGCGATTTGCAATGTCGCTGTAGATCTGCATATTTGCGGGATGAATCTCTGGCCGTTGGATGTACTGAAAGGCCTTTCCTACATCGCCGCTTGGACCGGGGTTGACTCCCCATAAAGTTCCCAATCCCATCACCACATTTTGCGTTGGCTCGTTCCCGCTTCCGTTGTCATACAGCAGCGGAGGGTCGCCCCAATATCCCAAAAGCTGCAGCATTTTATTTAAAATTCCCTGAGACATGCGCTGGTCTCCGGAATTGAGCCTGCCGATGCCCATCCCATAGCCGCTGTTGTCGATGTTCCACCAATTGCCGGCGACGCCCAGAGCGAAGTCCTGCAGATCATGGTCTCCGTTGCGAATCGTCTTACGTCGGCCCTGATAGCAAAGCACCTCGATGATCTTCTCTTTGGTTGAATACTTCAGCCGCATGAGAGGCCGCAGGGTCGGGTCGGCGTTGGTCTGCTCGTGTTCGCCCTGCGCGTGGAAGACGACCGCAGAATTAGACTCCATGCTTTCGGAGGTTGTCGATGCTGCCGGTGCGTCGCCCAGCGGGTTCTCAAAAAAGAATTGCTTTAGCTCGTCGTCGCTGGGGATGTCCTTATAGCAATCCATTCCGCGAAGCTGCTGCAGGTTCTGCAGGTTCGGGTAGTCGATATCTATCTTTCCAAATGCGCTCAACTCCGGGCGGTTGGGTGTGCGCCAGGCTGGGTCATAGAGCGTCGTTCCCAGCTTGCGATATTCGAAGTATGGCCACGTCTCTTTCACCGTGTCGATGACGACTTCAAACTGGTCGCTTTCCCAGGTGTTGACGACCTTGGGCGGTCCGATCGGCATCGGAATCTCTTCCGGCTGCTTTTTTCGTTTCCTCGTCTTGTAGACGGTCTCCTTCTCTTCATACCCCATATCGCCCAGCCCCGTCCCCTGCAGGACGAGACAGTCGATCAGCAGCCCCATGTTGTATTCAAGATCTGCGCGTTCGCTGAGGACGCTGAAGAGTTCGGTGATGGCGTCGGTGTAAATCTCCGAGTCGTCATCGCCTGCGAGCTGGCCGCGAGGCTCTAACAGAAACGGTGTCTGGTCGGCGAAGATGCCGCGCTTGATCTGCGTCGCCATCGTGTTCGAGTTCTTGGCTACGTTGAACCGCGAAATGCGCTGTGTCCCTCCACTGCCTCCGCGCCAATTGCTATCGAAGTTGGGGCTTTGCTTCAGGTAGTCGATCAGCTGCCACTCGGCCAGCCATGCATTCTCGTCCAGCCATGCCACCCACGCCTGATAGTTCTCGTAAACCAGCGTCGCCGCCGCATCGTCGTCATAGCTGGTCTCTGCGCCGTCTTTGCCGAGCTTGGCCTGTGACTGCGCGATGCGCGGCGTCATCTCGTTGCCGAGTGGCATCCCATCGCCGCCAGGTCGCGCCGCTACATCGTCACCCTCACGCTCGATATCCAGTTCTTCAGCCATTTTCTCTCTCTTCGTTGAGCTGCTGGATCACATCCTGAAGCTGGCCAACTCTTTCATCTTCCGACATCAAAAACCACCACTTACAAACAGGCTTCGTTTCTTCGGGATCGTCTCTATCGCCAAAGTGCGCTTTCGCCTGCTCGCGATCGGTAGTAACAAAATCGCAGTGATAGCACCGCCAGTAGTCCACTAGCTCAACCATCGAGGCCACCAGGCAGTGGGAGCAACCAGTTGTGTGTCGTCGTCTTCTCCATCGCCTGCTGGTGTGCCATTGCTTTCTTTTTCACCTTCTCGTCGACGATTGGAGTGCCCTGCAGGTTCAAAAGCCAGTTGATCGTAGCATCGTCGCCGCGCATCCGCTGATACTCAATCTCTTCATCCTCGAGCGCAGCGCGCATCTGAGACATTGGCACCAGGTTCCCCAGCTTCGACACGCACTCGATGATGCCATTCTCCTCGATCAGACCGAAGTAGACGAACTGTTTTTTGCATTCGCTGCCTTTGGTCATGCCGCGCGCGAAGATAATCCGTCCAACCTTCAACAATGGTTCCATCTGCTTGATTGCGCTGTTGCGCAGATTTTCGTTGTCTTCAAAGTCGCTCCACTGGATACGTAGGCTGACGTTCTTTCTTGCCGCCTCGTTGCGGATGTGGGGCGTAAAGGCATCGCATCCGGGGGTATTCAGGATCATCATTCCATCGGCCTGCAGCTGCCGGTGGATCTTCACCATACGCTCGGCCTGGTGGCTGGGCGTCCCGCCGATCTGCCAGCAGTCGATCACGTACACCTTGCCATCGATGATCCGCGCCGCCGCGCCCTCCATCAGCTTGCTCGTCGCCGGCTTCGAGCCATACTGCAGACGCCAGCACACAAACGTCTCGCCACCATAGGGTGGGATGCGCTCGATGTCGGCCTCGCACGTTCCATACAGCTTCTCGTCGAAGATGGGCGTGTGGCCACCCTGCGGATCGTTCTGCTGCTGGCACATGAACGTCTCGTAGTTCTCGTAGAACATCCCGCGCAGCCGTTTGTACGTCATGCCTGGGAGTTCGGAGAACGGCAAAATCACTTCATCCTCGGGCGGGAACTCTCCGAGTAGAAGTCGCGAGCTATCCTTGCGAATAATCGAGTGTCGAATCAGAACGTCCCACTCGTCGGGGTCCATATCGTTGAGTCGGACGCCATAGAGGTCGAAAGGGTGATATCGGGTACCAACGAGATACAGGTAGCCACCCGGAACGAGAGTGTTTTTGTTCGTGTCGAAAGTGTCGATTACACCTTGTCGGGCGTCTGCGGTGGCGCGGATACCGCTGTTCTTGGTCGCCACCATGTCGTCGCAGTTGAGCAGCCACGGATGCCATCCTGACTGTTCTGTGAGGGGCGAAGTAAACGAAATCGTGTCATCGAGCGCGTTGCGATCATGGGTCGCCGTGTTCCACGTTTCCTTAGCTGTAAATGGTTCTTTGTCTGTGACTAGCTCGGGAAAGCAAAGCTGAAACCGGGTTGGATTCTCAAACCTCGGACAATAGAAATAATTCGCGGTGCCTTTCGAGATTTTCTTCGCGAGAGGTTGGGTCGCCGTCTGATTCAATATGGTGATGAATTTTGGGAACCCCGCAATCCACTGCACCTTATCCACGCGGTTCCATGTGGTCTTGTAGGTAAAGCGCGGATCGAAGTGCATCAGCTTTTTTTTCGGGCGCTGCTCCTCGATGGGTAAGAGAGGATTTTTCCTGCCATAGAGATCCGCGACTGGCTTATGCAGGACGGGATGGAACTCCCAGCCCAGCATCCGGCCTGCAAAGAATGGATCGGTAATGAAGCGATGCCGCAAATCTGCGCGATAAGCGGCATCCTGAACAATGCGTTCGTGATCGTCTGGCTCGATCATTCGACTACATCCCCGCTGAGGGAGCCGCTGCTGCATCGGGCGCTGCGCCGCCAGCGCCTGGCTCCCCATCGGGTGCAGCACCCGCGTCAGCAGCGGGCTGATTCATCGAGAATTGATCGCCGACGTGTTCTCCGGCCTCATCCGGGGATGAACTGACCGCCATATTTTTGCGCTCCGGCTCGGTCTTATCGTCACCCTTTTTGGCCTTGTAGGTGTGGTGATGGATGATGTGGCCGTCTTCGGTCTCTTCGCTGCGGATCTCATGCAGATGTTTCTTCTTGGGCTTCTCTTCGCCTTTTTTCTCTTCGGCCATCGTCTCTCTCCTGAAAAGTGCGGGGCTGTTTCCAACCCCGCGATTGCTCCGCCTACGGAGTATTTAACGTGCGTCACGTATCGCACAGGGCGGCTTTTGCAATTTCGTTCTAACCCGCACTGTACTTCTGCACATTCACTGTAGTCAGTGTCCCGGCAGTCGCTCCGCTCGAGGTGAAGGTGAGGGTGAAGCTCGGCAGGTTCGATACAGTGGGAGGGTTCGCGGAGGGATTGCCCTGGTTGAGAAATCCGCTCGGGAAGTTTGAAAGCGTCACGGCGGCCACGATGGCTTTGTTGACGTAGAACTCTATCTTGCCGGATAGAACTCCATTCACCGAGTTGAAGATCAGAGTGGCATGCGCGTACCAGCTCGCCGTCGCGGTGGCTTGTGCGATGGCTCCGCTCGTACCCAGGAGCGTATTGCTTCCGATCGTCTCGCTGCTGCCTTCGTAGACCTTGATGATGATGTTACCGCTGGCCGTGGTCTCGATGACTCCCGAGGCCCACAAGTCAAACGGGGTCTGCTCGATCTGCGTGTCGGGAGGGATCTGGATCGAAAGGGGCACCGCAGCATTCGGGGCACTCGGTGCGATGGTCTCTGTGGCCGCCGCCAGGGTGAACTGTACGGGCAATACGCCCGCCAGCGTCTGGGTCTGGGTCGCCTGCTGGTTAAGAGGGATTTGGTTCGCTACACTGGCGGCTCCGGAAGTCGGGCCATAGGGACGATCTGACAAAGCCATACTTGCTCTCCTTGAACGGCTGCATATTGTTGCACATTCTCGGCAAGTCTACTCCCCGCGCCTTTTTCGTCCAATCAATTCTTTTTTTCGGGCATTCTACGCAGTGCGCCGCGCTTGACGATGGCCGTGAAGCCATCCTCGAAGCGAACCTGCACGTCCCCGATGGTGTTTCTCACCCCGATGATCTCGCACCGCTTGCCCTTGCGATCGAAGCGATCCCAGCGCATCACATGCGGAAACGGTTCAGCTTCTGGGGGTAGTGGCCTCATCTTTGTCTGTACTCCGCGAAGGCCTCGGGTGTGGGATCGCCGCCGCTAGCCTTCCAATCCAACTTCCATTGCTCGAAGGCCTCGGGGTAGATCAGGTCCGGGCGCTTGCGCTCCATCGTACGAAATCGTTTATAGGCCTCGCGCTCTTCCGGAGTGCTCGGCCGACGGCAGTAGCGGCAGTCTTTTTTGTCGGTGATGGCTTGGAGCTGGGCGTGTCTTAGCTTCTGATGCTCCTTACTGCATGTGATCGCGCCGTACTTGAGACGATCCGTTGGAACTTCGGCAGCACAGACGATGCAATGTGTTTTGATATCGTCGTAAGTTTTTCTAGCCATTTCTTTCCTCTCTGTGAAACATGTCGCGCATTCGTTCGGCTAGGGTGCGTCTCTGCTGGCAGATCGAAGCAATGATGAGTGTTCCCGCCTTGTCTCGATAGCGGTCCTCTACCTCGATGTGCCACTTCCGCACTCGCGCGTCGGAATGGATGATTACCGCGTTCACTAAGCTGTCCGCGATGCACTTCCAATTATTGTCTCCGTCGCCTCTTTCGCCTTTGCCCAGAAACACCGTGACGGTCAACGCATAGCGAATTTTGTTTTTTTCGGCGGCTGTCAGCGGCACCAGCGATTGCCCTCTCGCAAAGATCGCGATCGCATCTCGAAATGCTTTAGCTTCGTCCGTCAGCGCAAAACTCAGTCTGGGGCCGTTACTCGTGCGCAATGTAATAGGTCTTTTGTAGTGATTAACAGATGGCGGTGTAAGAGGAATCTCTAATATGATCGACTTGACACTCTGGAATTTCATACCTATACAATATAGGGATGAAAAAGAAAAGTGTGAGAAAAAAGAAAGTTATTAAAAAAAAGATGAAGAAGGTTGGCAGGCCTAGGGGCACCAAGACCTACGTGGAGTTGGGTCTTCAGGCTACTCCGGAGGAACGTGACCTAATTGATAAGGGGGCTACAGCTGAGGCTCAACGCCTCGGGTGGCGTACAAAATCGCGCAATAATTTCTGTTTGCGCGCAGCTCTGGCGGCGGCCAAAAAGGAATTGCGCGATGCCGGTGAGGATGTGGCCTAGGACGCTCTCTTTGCTTCCATGGTCTCCAGCTCCGCGAACATGCGTTTCACGTCTTCGCCTCCCTCGTCGATTTCATCCTTTCTGACTGGCTCATACTCACGCGCGAATCCCTCCAGGTCGTCGTCGAGGATTCGCGCCACGAGATACAGAGTCTTCACCAGCTCCTCAATCGTTTCAAAATCTATTTCCAGGTGGCCGCGCTCGATGCGCAGCGCATCGGGTATCCCCGCGATGCTGACTGGTGGCGTGTCGCGCCGCACCATGCTGCGTACCGATCGGCGAGATGGCGCTTTCTTCTCCGCTCTTAGCCGGCGCATCAGGGTAGTTACGTCGTCGGACTCGGAAACTTTGTCCAGGAACGCCAACAAGCCCTCGCGTTCGGCCAGGTAGCCGGTGTTGACCTTCAAGGTGGGCACGATCTCCAGCAACCTCGACGCCGCGCCCTGCTGGATCTGGAACAACGCCTCCAGCTCTCCGCGCGTGTAGTGCGACCTGACCGAGTTCGCCACCGACCTGCGGATCTCATGCAGTCGCGGGAGCCATGTGATCGGTCGCGCCATCGTTCAAAGTCCCTTCCCCTGGCTAAGATGCTATCCTTCGCGCCTGACGGGGATTAGTAAAAGCTCTTACCATAACCCCCTAAGAGGCGATTTTTCCCTCTTTTTGCCATTGTATTACGCGGCGTAATCTCCACGGTATAGGTTACCGTAATCTCCACGGTAGAACCTCTGTATGCACTACCGTAAGCTCTACGGTGTGGCATATCGTAATCTCATGCCAATCATCCTCGCTATCGCGAACCAAAAAGGCGGCTGCGGAAAGACCACCACCACCATGAACCTCGCGGGAGGACTCTCGCGGGCGAAGTACCGCGTCCAGGTCGTCGACGCCGATCCGCAAGCCAGCGCGACCGTATGGAGTCTCGCGCGAGGGCAGGGAAAGCTGCCGTTTGAAGTCGTGCCGGCGCGACAGCTCAAATGGCGATTCTCGGCGCTCATGGGTGCCGAGGAGGAGTTGGTGCTGGTCGATTGTCCTCCCGGCATCACCGACGTTGAGACCCTTACAGGGAAGGCCTGGCAGACCGAGGCGGCGAAGTTTGCGCGTGCGGTGCTGTCGGGGGCCGACGCGATCCTGGTCCCGCTCAGGCCGTCGACGCTCGACTTCTCGGCGGCGGCCAGCTTCGTTCGTCTCCTGGCGCGGGAGAAGATGCCCGAGACCAAGGTTGCTGTCCTGATCAACGCTCGCAAGAATACGGTGCTTGGTCGTCAGGCCCGAGACTCCGCAGCGGTCCTCTTCGCGCCGATCGCTGGTACCTGGGTTCTTGAGTCCACCATCGGCGATCGCGCTCCCATCACGGAAGTATCCGGGTCCGGTGAAACCATCTTCGACTATGCTCCCCGTCATGCAGCGGCGAAGGAGTACGTCGAGCTAACCAAGGAGATTCTGCAATGGCTAAAAAACGCGCCCCACTCGCCGCACACGCTCTCGACGACGCCCATGTTGACCTTACCCCCATCCGAGACCGACGAGCGCCTGTAGAGGCTCCTGATGCGTCGGAACAGTGGGAAGATTACAACAACGCCGTCCGTATCCCCCTTCCGGAGCCGTCGACGGTGCCCCGCGCCTTCCACGCGTCTCCTTTGCCGGTCGATGAACCTGGGGCGTCGATCCTCGATCGCTTTCCGTCCCTTCGGCCTGGGGCGAAGCGTGAGCGCATGGTGCCGTATCCTATCCGGTTGCCAGTGGCCCAGATCGGCGAGCTGGAGCGCCTGAAGGCCGAGCGGGGCATCATCCCTGCGGAGTTCATTCGCGACGCCGTGGCGAGCTGCCTGGCGCTTTTACGACAGAGCTAAAAAGTGGGGTACTCACCCGAGTACCCCTAGTCTGCCTTGGTTCTCTCGTCTTTGGGAGAGCTTTTTACCGAAGCTGTTTTGCCTCGCGTTCTTCGCGGGCGGAGCGCAGCTCAGTCCGAATATCTTGAAGCGTCCGCAATAGGTCACTTGCAAACAGGATGACGATGAAGCATCCCAATCCTTTCAGTACATCGCTTATGATCGCCATCAGCCAAGGTCCATCTTCTCAGCGCGTGGCGCGATAGCGGGTTTACTGACGTGGATCTCGATGCCGCCGCCCTGCTTGGGGTAACCAAACTTGAGTCCTGGGTGTGCGAGCTTCACTTTCCGCATCGCTTTTTGAATATTTTTCTTAAGGTCTTTGGTGGTGGTGTAGTCACATCCGAGCTGTTGGCCTAGCATTCTCCACGTAAGCAAATGTTTGTACTTTTTACGCTGCTTGAGATTCGCGCCGATGTAGTTGCAGAGCATGTACAGGTCCAGCGCCAGCGGTGATTTTCGCAACATCGCTACAGCTCGCATATCGCACGGAACAACGCTCTCCATGATGGCGGCGAAGAAGTCGCGACTAAGGTCGATGTAGCTTCCCCACAGTACTGGTTTCCCCGGCTCTCTGTCGTTCCAGCGCAGATGAATTTCGGATGTCACTGGATACGATTGGCTGCTTTCGGTGAGGATGGGTTTTCCGTCGATTACCTCGTGTGTGTGTTGGTAAAAGACGATGTGAGCTGCGAAGAGGCGGCGTGCCTGGTCTTTCATTCGCGTGGCGTCTCCGCGCACTCCACGACTTGATGTTTCTAGGTCCAGCTTTTCGACAAATTCGGTTAAGCAGTGCCCTAGATGAAGCCTGCGGATTCCGGTGCGTTTGGCTTCTGTCACAGCCCAAATAAGGATCAGGCGCGGCATGATGCCGTAGGGATAGCCCATTGACCGATTATTGAGATCGTCCCAGCCAGGCTGTATCCGAAGTGTGTACTTGCCATTTCGCCGTTTCCATACCGGCGCATCGCCGGGGTTGGTGTGCGGCAGTGTGCATTGGATGAGGAAACGCGCTAGGTATGCGGGATCGCCCAGCGGGTCTTCTTTGATCGCTGCGGCCTTCTCGACGAGTTTTAACGCCGCTTTTGATGCTTGTTTGGCGGCTGCTGAGGATTCGATTCGTTCGCGGAGGCCCATTGTTTCGGCTACATCTGGCAGTGAGGCGGGGAGGTCGTTCATAAGTTTTTCAATCTCAAGTCCTTATGACATGCCACCTTACATCCTTTTTTTATTTTGTATACATATTTTATAGGGACATAATAGGCGAAAGCGTATACAAGGCGAATACTTTTCGACCGCTGAAACGGTACCCCCTCCCGCGATGATCTCCCTTACCCTAGCGGTCATTCGCACAATTTTGCATGTTTGTGGTTTCGCTTTTCTTACCCCTATTCATCCTATGAAAATAGTTTTGCACCGGGCCGTGTGGATCGCGAAAGTTTTCCTCGGTGAAACGCTCCCCCCTCATGAAAGCGAATAGAAAGAGAATTATTTTCTACCGGTGAAACGCTCCCCCCTTCCACTATAAAACCCTGTATTGGTGCGTCTATTCATCTGTTTTTTCTGTGTTATATTTTCGCTTTTCTATCCCCTTGGATGTTATTTTCTCAGTGTTTTGTCCCCGGTGAAACGCTCCCCCCTAATACCGGTGAAACGCTCCCCCCAAGTACCATGTAGTTATGGCATGTAGTTAAACCATGTAGTCCTACGGGGCAGGATTTCGGTGGAAATGTGCAAAACCCGTTGCCACTTCGTTACGTCCCCCAGGCGCTCCTACCCTTCCTTCTCCGTCCCTTTCCCTCTCAGACTGGTGTAAACG